CACATACCAAGTAAAGTTGGGTGTGGGTTTGCTAATAAGATTGATGTGTCCATCCTCAATAAAACCGTTTTTGATTTCGGTGTCAATAGGACCGGGAGCTGCGATGTTTCCGGCTGGGACTGGAATTTCAAAGACTGGATGTTTGATGATGACTTAGAGAGGCGTGTCACTTTAGGTAAGATTGTGGGCGATTGCAAAGTTATTATGAGCAATCGTTTCCATTGTACTAAGTTTAAGGTGATTACTTTTTCGGATGGAGCTCTTTTAGCCCAAATCCGTGGTGGCATACTGCCCTCCGGTAGCTATTTGACTTCTAGTACGAATTCTTTTTCATCCAATAATTTAGCTCGCCGTTGTGGTGCGACTTTTAGTTTCAGTATGGGCGATGACCTCATAGCGGACACTGTTATTCAAATTGGTCACTATGAAAATTTTGGAATAATTATTAAAATGTTTGACCAAAATTCTGACAGATTTGAGTTTTGTTCCCGCTATTTTGATGGGGAAACCTCTTATTCGTCTAACCCCTTTAAAACTTTATTCAATATTTTGAGTCAGGGTGATCCGAAATTCTTTCTAGAGCAATTTAGATTAGAAATGGAAGATCATCCTCGTTATGAGGAATTTAAGTTATTCATTACGTCCGTGGGTGGTGCGGACAAAAATATTACCCCCCCTTGAATTTTATGAAATGCCTGGAAAACCCGTTGCCTACGGTCCCCCAAATAAACCTAAGTCCCGGAAAAATCGCAAAAAGAAAACTAGACAAGCGAACCCTAGCTCTAATCAAACCGGAGCTACTCCTTTTGGAGATTCAGGTCGCATCGTTGGTCGAAAACTTGCGAATTTATTCGGTAGAGACAAAGATTATTGGGGAAAAGTAGGACGTGGAATAGGATCAGGTGTTGGTGGTTTCTTTGGGTCTGGACAATATAAATTGAAAGAGAATGTGTGTTGGTCTAACCAGGTTCCAGTGATGCACTCCAATGATGAATCAGTAATTTTTCGTCATAGAGAACTGATCTGTGATATCAATGAGAGTGTATTGTTTACAATTAATACTTTCCAATTGAATCCTGGACTTTCTACCACTTTTCCTTTTCTTAGTAATATTGCTCAGAATTTCCAAGAATACCATTTTAATGGTTTAATTTTTGAATATAAAAGTACTGCTGCGATGTCTTTAGTCTCAGGAACTAATATTGCCATGGGAACTATTATGATGGGTGCTCAATATAGGGCTGATGCAGACAATTTTGTTAATAAACAACAGTTTTGAATGAAATGTGGTCAGCAGACGCCCGGCCATCCGAGTCATTTTTCTTTCCAATTGAGTGTGCTCCTCCGGAGATTCCACTCAGATATCAATATATTAGAGGCGGGCCTGTACCAACAGGTTCTGACCAGAAAATGTATGATTTGGCTAAATTTTCTGTTGCTTCAGTTGGTGCTCAAGCGGCTTCCGTTACGGGAGAGCTTTGGGCTACATATGAAGTAGTATTAAAGAAACCGC